TTTTATTTAACCACTTGTCAATAAATGATTTGGATTTCTCGGATCCACCTTCTAGATAGATATCGGAATTAGAGAACTCAGCCATTACATCTACAGCGTTCCTGAAAATAGGTACATTAGCATAAGCCTTCTGACAAAGCAAGATTGAATCTTTGGGGCTGATATAATTCTTACTATAAGAATAAGGTAACGCAGTGTCCGCGATATTTTTATATTTATCTGCTCTTGGAGCATTTGCGGCTTTATTGCTGCGCCTTCGGGTAGCCCTCTCTCCGCTGACTTGACCCACGTTTCTTGGGCAAGATGCTTGAGTATAGTAGGACTCTCCTGCTGTAGCCGGAATAATCTCTTCGTTTGACGCTTGAGACTGCTGGCTCATCAGATTTTCGATACTCTCTTCCTTTTTAGGGAACTTGTCCCAGTATTCCGATTTCTTAGTGTATTTTCTTGGCATAAATTATCTTACACCAAAGTTTTTAAAAGTCCACTTAAAAGTTTAAAGTTAACTTTTGACTTTATATCATTATCGGGGTGAATGTCGCTTCAGTAGGGGCAGCTCTAACATTTACAAAGTCATAATAAGTCTTAATCATCCAATTACCTAACACAAGCGCAGAGTACGAGTCTTTTCGTGTTTTGTTTGGGCCGCTCTGTCTTTTTAAGTTATTCGGTAATCCGAATGTTTGCGCGCCCTGCGGAGAAGATGAAACCTGTATCAATGCGCACTGATTTTTAGTATAGTTGACCATATCGTATTGATGATCAAGGAAATCAATGATTTTACCTGAACCAGAATTTTTTAATATCTCTTTCTGATTGGGCATAAATATTAGATCATCTACGGGTATGCTCTTTTTAATTTGCTTGTGATAGTTTTCATCTAATGGTCTTGCCCCAAACCATATTCTCTTGTGATCAAAATTAGCCTGAAGTAATTCGTTGGCTTTTCTGATCCAATCAGAACTAGGCTTGCGAAGCACACAGATTCTTCTTTCTTTTAAATTGTATTGATTTTTTGCTTGCAATAAACCATCCTGATAGTTTTCCATGTTATCAAAGTCAGCGACGATCTCCTTGATGTTTATATTGCTTTTATTGAATTGCTCACTAGCGTTTGCTGCCTGCATGAATTGTACACCGCCTCCATAGTCCCCAACTATAGCCACAATATTAAAATGAGTCAACAAGTAATGAAAATAATTAATATGATCTTGCATCTTTAAACCAGGCACAGCATAACTATGAATTAATGTACCAGTTTGTGTATTATCGTTTAATTTAAATAATTGTATAGCAAAATCATCAGAACTTTCTGACTCTGCCCAACTAGGGTCAAATGCAAGCAAGTATTTTGAATCTCTATCGCCAGCTACCTCAAGATGAGGAGGCTCACCATCTTTAATTGTGCATGCGGCCATTGTAGAGGTTTTAAAGTACCCAGAGCTGTCATCAGTAAAGATAGCATTGAACTCTCTGTCAAACTGGGACTGACTCATTGTTTGCTTTGATTGATTAATCAAATTTTGATCGTACAAAGCTTGAGGAGCTACATCATAACTAAAATGCATGATAACCCTTTTGGAAGTATCTTTTCTTGCATCAGGCACTCCATTAAGGATTAAGTCTTCAAATGTTTCATATACTTTGTACAAATATTCAAATTTATAACTGGCGGAAGATAAAGCGATTAGTTTATTGTTTGGCCACTGATACCTGTCTTCTTCTTTCATTTTGCCTTGAGCAATTAATTGATCTTCAAGCTTTCTGACTTTTTCTCTTTCTGTGGGATTTTGAACAACGCTCAAGAATGGCAATATAACTTCATTGTATACGTGCTCAGGCATCAATAAAAACTCATCAATAATAATTCTATGAAACCTGAAACCACGCAACTTTGATCCATCACCCAACGGCAAAGCAATAATTTTAGACTCTCCTATTTCTAGTGTCCACTGGTCATTCTTCTTTGATTTTTTTGTGATACATTGAGCCAGAAACTGTGCTTCTGGCTTATTGGCTATATCTTCGATTTTTTCAAATATCATTTTTGACTGACGAAATGTAGCTGCCAAAATACCAATTTGCACCCCCTGATTAAATATCGCATCCAGGAAAGCATAAATGGCTGTACTAAATGATTTTGACATACCCCGACTCCATATGCCCAGAAAGTAATCTGTTTCCAGCATTGATTTGATTGCTAGATGCTGAAAAGGGAATAAGTCCACGCCCCCAATAAGGTTCGTTGTAAATGTTATGTTTTCTCTTAAAAAGTTATGAAGGTGATACTTGGCATCTTGCTCGTCAAGATGCCCTTTGACTTGCATTAACTCTTTATTAATGTCTGGCCCGTTGCTTCTGACCGAAAATTTCCCTTCCTCCCAAGTCATCTTTGATCCAAAAAGTATTGCAAGTCTGCGCGCCATAATTCTTTTCCGCGAACTAAAAGCTTCGGTATCAATCTTTCGGAGACCCGCCTTGCTTGGTTGACATACGACTCGTAAGCCGGCTTAAATACATCTTTTTTAATAAACCACATTTTTTTATTAATTTTATCTGATTCTTCTCTTCGGCCTTCAGCTTTCAGCTTCTCGGCCTTCGAGTAAAGTAGCTCATAATTAGAATAAAATTCATTATCTAATTTACTAAATAATTTTTTGCCATTCTGGCCAGTAAAAATAAACTGGCAACGGCGAGGAAAATCGTGAGCTAGTTGCCTCATGTTATGCCAAATAAAAGACAAATTACTCTTAGTAGGATTTATTATATTATTTTTTTTAATTGATTCTATTGAGCCTTCGACTACGACGAAGAGGAATGCGTCAAATTCTTGAGCGCGTTGTAGCTCACGAACAAAGCGGTCATAGCCCGTAGTCATTGTGCTACGAAAATCACTTTCATCCTTGCGGTCAACGTAAGTATAGTTGTAGTGTGGCGATCCTACTGCATAGTCACCAAAGTCTAATTTCAAGCTGGCCGACTTATTGAACTCCAGCGGTTTTCTCTCTCTTGTGTCAATCAGTATTTTGACATCGTCTAACTCTTCTTCTTTGTCGAAAAAGTTTCGGGGTATATTTCTGTCGTATAACGGCTCGACGTTTATTTCTTGGCATGCCTTAGAATAAGAACCAAAGAATTTTTTAAATAAATCAATAGAAGGTAACTTGTTGAGCGTAAGCTCTAAGTGAGAGGGCGCGTAGGGCAGCTTCTTGCCCTCTATACGTGCTTTTAATTGATTTAGCATACTTTCTCTCACTTCGTCTTCTGGGGCGTTTTCTGACCACGCTATGAAGTTTTCTAGGCTAGAGAACTCTCGAGCAAAATAATCAACAGGATCTTTGAAGCTTAAAAGTTCGCCGGTATATCGGTCTTTCCTCTGAAAACTTTGAACATAATATTCTGGCACAGACAAATTGTGCATCCTGGACACGTGTACATGCAAACCTTTGATGCTTTTGAAGCTTTTACCGCAAACTTTACAAATTTTCTCCATGCTACAAGCCTAAAGGATAATTTTCTTCTCATGACCAACAATAACTGTGGGATCTATGTATATATTATATTTTTTTTCAATCGCTTTATGACAAAAGGCTACATCTTCCATCGTAAAATCAACATAGCTACCTATCTTCTTTCTGATGGGTTCAAACCATGGATAATTTATACTCTCAAAAACACCTTTTTTAACTAGCATCCAGCCCATACCTACGTAATTGACCTTAATTAAATCTTTTTGATCTTTTATGTCGTCAGGCGAAAGGAATTCGAAGTGGCCATTTTCTTTGAAGAATCCTTCGTCCCATTCTTTGACACAAGCAAAATTTCTACCACCTTCCATTAAGTAAAGACCAGAACAAATATCTTTATCATGCTTAATTAATTTTAACAATTGATTTATATTGAAAATAATATCAGAATCAATCCACATGATATAATCATAGTCAATCTTGCCGTCAAAAGGCTTTTGATGCGGGCCTCTCGTTACATCAGCTCCCAAGCAATTCGATCTTGCATAATAGATATTGCAGCTATACCTCTGAGACAGAAGCGGGGTGATTCCGTTCTGTGCGCATATTAGTAATAGCTCGCTCCAAGAAGATAAGAAGTTGCCAGAAAAAGAATTACCAGGCAAACAAAAAATAATTCTCATCTTATAGATGATATTCTACATGTCCTTCGTCAAGTGACTTATTTTCTGGTTCTTCCACTTTAGCTATTGTTGTAGTGGTAATCTCTTCGCCCCCAACATTTTCTTCAATTAAGTTATCTTTACTTATAATTAATTTCAAGGCTTTAATAATGATCTGATCTTTCTCATTTATTGGTTGAAAGTCAGCTTCTTTCTCAAATATTTCCTCTATTTGAGAGTATTCATAATCTCCTACTAATAATTCAATTCTTTTCATACTGCATCGTGTTTTGATATTCCTAAGATTCTAGCTTTCCAGCTATCCATATTATCAAGTCGTTCAACCTCATCTTCAACTAATTTTTTCTGCATTTCTGCTAATTCGATCATTCGACGACGTTCTGACTCGGCTTGAAAGTTCTTTACGAGTGAAATAATGGTTGCGTTGTCTTGGCGGCGATTCTTTAGACGTTCCGCCCTATCACCATTTAATTTTTTAATTAGTGACTCCATTCTTTTTTCACACTTATCATATTCATCAGTTTTAGACTTTAATACTTCTGCTAGTCTTACTGTCATGTCTTGTTGGTCTTCTACCTCATTAAACATAGTGTTCAACTTTTCAATATGTGAGGATATATTTTTTAAATTAATATAATCAACACACACATTGATGTATAAGTTTATTTCGTCACTTGTTAAATCTGGCTTGTCCCATGTGGCTCTTACAAATTCTGCCTCGAACAATTCCCTGTCCTTCATGCTGTTGTAGTTGCTTATTACTTGGACGAAGCGGGGAGCCGATAGACTACGCATAAGAGATTCAATGCAATCGATCTCGTCATGAGATAGCTTTTCTTCATCCATCTCTCTCAGAGTAAAGGTATTAATCTTCTTTAGTGCTGTACTGAATATCTTCGGCGGGTTATATGTCTTGTTTAGCGCTGTTTCTGTTTCATGGACGTATGCTGGCTCATATTCGCGCAGAAATTCAACAATGGTCATGTGTTCTTTGCAAAAACGCTTCACATTAACATCGGGGAATAATATTTCAGCAATTTGATAAGCACTTAAATTGTTTTGCGCCTGAGCTTTTATAAATTCTATTTGCTCATCAGTTAATTGTATATCTGGTACTTTTTCTCTCTTTGTTGTTTTGTACTCTAGATTCTCTTCTGCTAGAAATTCTCTTACGGCTCTACCCTCTTTGCTTCTTCCGTCAATGTTTGGGTCTTCGAATACTTGTCGTGTTAATTCAAGTAAATTAGGATTAGATTTAAAATTGTCTCTAATAAATTGTTTTTGTTCTTCACTTAGTTTCATCGTCACCTAAAAATGCAATTCCTTTGTTTTTTAATATTTTAACAGCTTTTTCTTTTAAAGTCTTTTTAAGATTCTTTATTTGTTTGTATCCTGCTTTTCTACCTACTTCTGTACTTTTAAAGCCCATTCTTGTTGCCACTTCTTCGTCTGTTAAATTCTGTATAAATAATAAATCAAAAGCCATAAATTGGCGATCATTTAATTGCTTTTTTAATTCTCTTATTAATTTTTCTGAGGCGACTTGTATATCTAAGCCAAGAAACCCTTCTGAGCCGCCATCAATCTCATGAATATGACTGTCTAGGGATAATGTAATCTTAACGTTGTATGCATACTTCTTTGACCTTTCCCATTTAGCATATAAAGGGCAAGTCTTATCTTGCTCACCGGACTCTGTGAAGCTGCACAAATGATACTCAGAATCCGAATTAAAGGGGCAGTTGAGACAAGGCCGCGCATAATTGCTATAATGATTACGCAAGATGTTCTTCATTTGATTTGCGATGATCTTATTGAGCCATGGTTTAATTGGGCGGCTCTGGTCCCATTGATCCCATTTTTTATGTATGTGCGCTCTTATGATTTGGCAGACATCATCAAAGTCTACCCATGCAACCGAAGTTAAAAACCAATTCTTTTTTCTTTTATTAAGCTCTTGATCAATGACATCAGAGAAATCGTCGTAAACGAATTCTTGACTACTTTGACTTTCTGGAGCTTTTTCTTGGCTTTCTTGTGGTTTTTTTGGTTTGTTGTTCTTCTTGTTCGACATGAACTATGTCTTCGAATTTATATACTGGGTTTCCTGCGCCGCCATTACTAACCTCGTAATCTAACGAAGATATGTTTGGAACAAAATCGATATCCGTTTCATCTTCTGCCAGAGGGGTCTGATTCCTCTTGGATTCCATTTGCTCCCTAATACTGGGGGTTTGTCTTTTAGTAGTTACTGTTGACGCTTTTGATTGTCCGCCTCCAATTGGAGAGCCGCAAGAAGAACAAAATTTAGGTTTAGCGCCAGAATAAACTACTTTACTTCCACATTCTGTACAAAATATAGTCTGCATAATTACTACCTATGGTAATAACCAAACAGTTAAAAATCAATAATTTATATTAAATAACCTGCAATAACTCTTGATTGCCTCTTCATGAACTCATGCGTTTTTTCTCCGAATTCATTTTTTCTTTCTTCTGGACAAAAACCTATGCAATTATTAGATGCTTGGTCTTTAACGTAATCGACACCAAGGATTCCTATAACTTTATTGTTTAAAGTTGTAATTGGAACGTTGTAAATGCTTTTTACGCCCTTGTTTTCCATCATGGAAGAAAATACATGGTCAGGAACATCGCCGCAATCGGTATAAGCGAATTTCTTGTCTTTTGTTAATTCGCTGATATAAGTATGAAAATTAGACACAATATGGTTCTGGGAATCTAAGCACTCACGACTTATTCCGGGCTGAACTATTTCATGGGTGCAACTAAACTTCTGTTGACTGCGACCCGAGACGTAATAGCCACCATTATGAAATTGTAGAATGTAAGCTCTATCTGCACACATTTCTTCCAATAAAAATTGAAGCGCAGCATAAATATTCTCGTTATTCTGTGTTTCGTTTAATATTGGGTCCCTGGCAGCCTTACTTCTTCTTGATATTAATACGCTAGCAATTGTAGCAGCAGCACCAATCAAAGCAGATATTATAAGATATAATCCATCCATAAATATGAATACACTATGATTTTGGTGTTTTTAATTTTTTGACAATATATTTTAAAATTTCACTTCTAAAAATATCGTGCTCATTAAATCTAAAGCAATGTATTCCTTTTTCGGCACTCTCTTCATCTCTAAATAAATTTATCATATCTTTGAAGCCGCTTTTTCCGTTGATATCACTTTGCATAATATCGCCGCAAATGAATAACTTCGTGCCGTCACCAATACGAGTAATTAGTGTCACCAGCTCTTTGAATGTAAAGTTTTGCGATTCATCTGCAACAACGATCTTATTGATCCAACTTGCTCCTCGAAGAAAGTTTATAGGCATTGCTTGCACTCGACCAGATTTAACTAGGTCATTTTTAATAGGAGTCGTCTTGGGGAGCATCTCATCAAGTTTATCTTCTAGAGGAGCCATGTAAGGGTTAAATTTTTCTTCTAGTGTTCCCGGTAATGCCCCTAAACCTTTTTCAGCGCTTTCAATCGCAGTTCTTACATAAAGCAAATCGAGGTCCTCATTTTTCTGAAGATGACGAAGCGCAGAGAATACAGCCATATATGTTTTGGTTGATCCTGCTGGCCCCGAAACGAAGATTATTTTGGTTTCTTCGTCCATCGCTATTTTATGAAAGGCTTGCTGTTTATCGCTTAATTTTTTTCCTTTTACCGTGATTTTTGACTTGAAGGTATTTTTTACAATCTCTTCTACTGTATCAGTATTAATTTTTTTTCTTCCCATAATTCATTTAGGATTAATATATAAATATAAATACACAAACTTTGGTGTAATATATATATTATATGGGAAATTTATCAAAATACGACGTTTTAAATCTTTTGGCAAATAAAATGCCTTTTTATAGCGCCACGCAATGGCTTAAGACGCCGAATGAAGCATTGGGTAATGAAGCGCCCTCTGATTTATTAAAGAAGGGCGATATTGAAGTCGTATACAAGCAGTTAAAAAAAGAGTTAAGGAGTAAGAAGTAATGGCTAGGACTTTTATAGAGGCTCAAGCTCAAAATGCCAATGGTTTACTTACTGAGCCTGAGAAGTTGGAGCAATTTTCCTATGGTAATTCGACGCCTGAAGAAATGGGTTATATTACAACCGATAATATATCTACAGATTTGGTTCAGTATAGAACTGTCAAGGATAATGAAATTTTTTCTCTGGGCACCTTACACACTGCTTATAAGTATATTATTCAAGGTGACGGTGTTAATGGCAAAACCATTGACGTGTACCCGACAGGACCAGCCGAATCGCTCGGGTTCGGAGCCGGGTACAGCTTGCCACAGGCTAATGTTTCAGAAATTTTTACTTATTTAAATGCAGGAGGATCAAATGTTAAATACACTAAATTCTCATATAATTATAGACTTTACAATATAGATAGATACGTTAATCCAAACACAAGAGGTCAAGGAGTTGAGTATTCAAGATCGGTCCGCGTAGTACGGACAACAACAATAGAAATATATTGGGGCAAGTATGTAAAAATAGACTACACAAACTTAGGAAGCACCATAGGCTCATTCGTAGGCTCGGGTTTTTTCGATATTAGTTCTCTTTCAGGTATATATAATGCTGGACATTATTATACTTACCCACAAATAAATTTAGATACACGCAAAATCATCGGACTCCCAAGACCATATATAAATGGAGATGTTAATGGTCAAAAATTAGTTGATCATTTCTGGTCAGTCGAAACAGATGATTTTGCAACAACAGTTACTGCCCCGACCCCGCAAGAAACTACAGAAGAAGTTTCGGGCACAAAAATAAGCGAGCTTCCATCAACCACAACACTTCAAGACGACGACCTTCTAGTTATTTCGCGCGATGAAGAATCAGACGGCAGTTTTGATGCTAGTTATAATACTAGTTTGTCTGATTTGGCAGCGAAGATAAGCAGCGACATGCCATTGAATGCAAATTTTTATGATAGCGGCTGGGTCAGCGCTACAGCATCGACAGAAACCGCATTTAATCATAATTTAGGCAGAAGTGATTTTATAGTTCAGGTGTTTTTCTCAACTTCTTCAAGCGGAAATAATGCCGCACTAGTTGGAGATATTTTAGATTCCTCGGGAAATAAGTATGGAGCAAGAGTTAAAAGTATTTCAGCTAGTTCATTGGTTGTTCAGACGGGTTACTCTGCAACTACTTCGCAATGGGAGTCGGGAACCGAATGGAATGGCAATTACATTAGAGTGATTGCATTGTCTGAGACTTCTATTTAAATAAAATAATTATTTCTTTTTAAACTGACTCAAGCAAACTGCAACCCGCTGCTTGATATCCTTAAACTCTTTGCGCATAGTTTGATCGGCCATGCATCTTTGTACAAATTTTGATTTCTCTTCTTCTTTTTTTGGTTTTGGAATTGGCATAATTATTTTTTTGAAATAAATTTCTGATACCAGTACATTGAG